TTGACTTACTAAACGCAAGTGATTTATCGGTTGCTCAAAGTTTTACATATCCCTTATTTCAATTAGGTACTACAGGTAGTTTTACACCAATCGCTAATACAAGTTATGATAAGGGTACTAATAGATTATATTTTACACAACAACCAGGAGATGCCTCAGGTAACTTTTTAAACTATTTTGGTTATATAAATTTATCAAACAATACCACCGTAACTGGTGGCTCATTGACTTACAATGTGTCAAGCGTATCAAATATAAAGGCAATACCTTCAACTACAAAGTTATATTATGTTGGTATAGAGTATGTAACACCATATTCTGGAGCCTTTAGTGCAACAACAATTGGTTACACTGATTTTAGCGATTCATCAAACCATGTTGTTCATAAAGAAATTATATCACCACCAGTAAGTTCATTTCCATACACAACCGACTGGAAAAACCCAAGATTATTCTATAACGAAACAACTGGTTACTTGTATGCTCAAATAGAATATTCTATCTATATTATTAATCCTTTCGATAATACAGTAATCGATAACTTCTCTTTCCTAAGACCGGGTGAAACCAGACATTATTTGGGCGCAATGACTGTTGGTCAGTCTAATAATACTTTATGGTTAGGTGGTATTACTGTCCCATCAGGAGTAGCTAAAAACAGTATTGACAAATACGACATTACTTAATTCTCGTAAAAGATTACTTGAACACCACTTTCTTCAAACATCTGAAGACTTCTTTTTGCATGTTCATCCCAATGTTCCCTATTTTTTGTAGTGTCTTCTACCTTACAATATATTGTTCTGACACCTGAAGATATTATTCCACGAGCACAGTCACTACAAGGAATACCACAGGTCAGGTACATTGTAGTATCTCGAAGACTAACACCAATACGAGCTGCATTGTAGATAGCATTTCTTTCGGCGTGTTCAAACCAGTAGTATTTTTCAGGTCTTACCTGACGTTCTTCTACATCATCATCAATACCACGAGGAAACGAGTTGTATCCTGTGGATACTATCTCATTGTCTTTACCAACAATCACCGCACCTATCTGTGTTCTTTTATCTTTAGATTTTAACTTAACTGCTTCAGCTATGTTCAAAAAATATTCATTCCATATCATATCAAATAATCTTCAATAAAATTTTGAAAAAGTTTATTGGGTTTTTTCTCCAACCATCCTGTAATAATATATTTTACCTCATTAGGACCTGGTGAATTACCCCTATGTTTGTGAGTCCAAAGAGCTGGTGCTATAATAAGTTTACCCTCTTCAGGTTTTATTTTTTCTTGATTGAACATGAATTCTGTGTGTCCACCTTCAATACTGTTTAGATAATATATAAAAAATAGTTCTCTGTCTGATGTCTCACCCCCTTCATTTTCATAGTGCCACGCATAATATCCTTCATTATCAATATAACGTTGCATTTGTAGGTGTGGTCTATGATTACCTGTTATACCAAAAAAACTATGTGCCGTTGAGACTAATGATTCCGTTGATGAAAAGTCACCTGTCATAATCATATAGGGATTATGTTTAATATAATCCACAACATTATGTAAAAGATTCTCCATCATATAATCATAAACATATCTCCAATTAGGGTTATCAATATGTTGATGTATCATAAAGTCTGTTGATGCTTTTATATTTTTCTTCACACCACCACTGGTAATACCCTCTATTAAATCGGTCTCACCCTCAAACCACTCGATTATCTTTTTACATAAATCAGGTGGTAATTGATTATGGTATTCTCTTATCAAACTATCTTTCATACTAAAAATGTTCTACGTAATGTAATTTAAAATCATAGTTATTATTCATTCTCAAAACAGGGTACTGAAAATCAAATAACTCACTTTTATCAAAATATGTTATAATTTCACAACCGTATTTTTGACGTAATGTTGATACTCTATTTTCTAATTTCACAATATCGGGTACCTTTCCAAGTTTACTATCAAAAGTTGCAATAAGTAACACTTCAGAGTTTTTCAAGTTATTATCAAATCTACCAACCATTTCATGTTCATTCCAAAACTCAATTCTCCAATTACCAAACTCATTTGGATATCCACCCCAACTAAAAGGATGGATATCCATTTCCCCAATGTATCTATTATCACAGAACCACTTGACCCTATATGATGTATCACCAATTAGACTGACTTTAGCCATTGGTCCGAAAACACAATTTGCGCTGTTATTTTCGTTTATATTGTAAATCATTGCGATACTTTAGATATGTTGTTCACTTTATTAATTGTGACTACTGAGTTTGCCCAATTTGATACCAATGGGTTGTGAGTTATCACAAAGATTTTTTCAAAATACTCTTTTATCTTCACAAAGAATTCACCAACCATCTCTAAGTTTTCATTTGAGATTTTACCAAACACCTCGTCGAATACAATAATATTTGGTTTAGGTAACGAACAAACTTTACTCAATACAGCTCTCAAAGCCAGTGATGCAATTGTTCTTTCATAACCTGAACCTGATACCATCAATTTTTCAATACCAGTACCATTGTCAATCATCCAAAATTCAACTTCATTCTTATCTGATATTCTAATCTCAAGTCTGAAGTACGAACTATCTTGTAGTAGTCTTTGGAGTTCTGAGTTTATCAACGGCATCATTGTCTTCATGATTATTTTTGAAATACCATTCTTACCAAACACCTCCAAATATATTTTATAGATTCGTTCTCTTTCCATTTCTTTTTGAATGGTTTGAATGATATCCAAGTTTTTCTGAATATTGTTCTGATGAGTTTGAATCTGATTGATATTCACACCTTTTTCTCTTTCAAGTTTGGTGTTTTCATCAATGAGTTCTTGTAACTTAATAGATGCTTTGATAATCAATTCTTCGGTTTTTTTATTCTCAGTAATTTTCTCTTGTACTGAAATGTATCTACTTTGTTTATCTTTCAAGTTATCAATCTTCAATTCAATAGTTTCATACTCAGCTTCATACTTCTCCTTGATGATTTTATTTTTCTCATAGATATCAAAATCTTTCTTCAGTGTAACGAATGATTTTTCTTTGTTTTCAGCATCGGATAATTTTGACCCCAACTGTTGTGACTCACTCTTTAGATTTCCTAACTCATTTAGTTTAGACTGAGTAATCGCAGCATTCATAAGTTCAATACCACAATGTTCACATTTCATTCCACCTGAAACTGTTTGTGATAATTTTTCCAAATCATCCACTTTGATATCGACCATACTCTTTTGTTTATACAAATCGTTCATCTCTTCTTTGATTTTATCATGCTCATCTTCATGATAATACTTTGAAGGTTCAACAATCTGAATTTGGTCAATATTCAATTTTACACCAGTTTTTTTGGTTTCGAGTTGAATGATTTCTAAAGACAAATTTTCAGGATTTAGAATTGCCAACTCATGGTCAATGTCAGTATGTTTTTTTTCAACTAAACTATCTCTATATTCCTGACCTTTTGTAATTCTTTTTGCCAACTCGACTATTTGAGTGTCAATTTCAGTGTTACGAAGATTTAGTTCATTGATAGATGTTGTGATGGTTTCATTCTTCTGTTTTAGTTCTTCACTAGAATAAACGTTTGACATCATTGTTTTACTGAACTCAGAAAACAATTCCTTACCCGTCTCTTCTTTTTTCTTTAGAAACTCTAAACCTAAGAACTTAGAAAGGACTTGTCCTCGAGCAGTTGGTTTAGATTCAATAAGGTCTTCCAAGTTAGATGCAGTTGTAAGAATAGTCATCAAGAAATCTTCTTGTTCACCAATTGAGGTTTTGATAAACTTTTCAGTTTCTCGTCTTTGTTCACCAGTGAAATTCATTAGTTGACCATCAGCCAACTTCTTGAAGAAGTCCAACTCGGTCTTCACATTCCACTCACCATCTTTCTTTAGTTTTCTCTCAAGATTTCTAACAATAATATAATCCTCACCATCAATCGTAATTTCACCTCTAACAGATACCTTATCTTTATCTGTAAACCTATTAAAGATTTCCTCAGCCTTAGATGACTTAGTAGTTGTATTGAAGAACAAGAATAACAATAAGTCAACACTCAATACTGTTTTACCACCAAAGTTTGGAGGGTCTGACTCAACAACAGTAATACCGTCACATTTAGTAAAATCCAAAACTTGATTCTCACCATAAGACAAGAAATTACTAAACTCAATTTTCTTTATATACCATTTTTTAAATGACGTTGTCTCTTGAGCTTCAGCAATCATTCGGTTCTCAACCAAACCATCAATACCAAGAACATCATCAATATATGGGTCATATCCTTTACCTGTGAGATATGACTTCAAAAGTTCCGTCTGATAATTTTTGTCCATAATATTGAGGGATACGTCCACAGTCTGTAGTGTACCCTCTTCAACATTCTTAACCTTTGTGATAACATTTACGTTTTGTGACAAATACTTCTTTTGAAAGTATTGTTTCACACTTTTGATTCTTTCTTGCGTGAAATTCTCAGGTACGTCTTCCCATACGACCTGAATGTAAGGATTTTCTAATGTAGTTGTGTCTATACTCATAGTTTTATAGTTATAATTCGGTGGTTGATTAAACAGATTCCAACCCTGACTCCTCACTGGTTTCATTTTCCGTCTGCCCACTGAATTTTTCTTTATGTTCATTTACCAACTCCTCAAGTTGTCGTTTCATCGCCTCTTGGTACAACTTACTATAGGTTTTGTGTAAACCTTTCAATTTGTCATTTCGAGCCGCAACTCTTTTTCTGTGTTCTTTTTTATTTTTACCCATAATTTAATTTATTACTATTTATAGATATGAGAGAAAGACTTTCTTCATTTTTGAACAATAAATTCGTTAAACTTCTATTTTCATTATCTATAATGCTGTCCGCCATACCTTCAATTATACAAGATTTTCAGTCACCAGTCAACTCTGGTTATACTCATTATGGAATGATGTTAGTAGGAGTTCTTTATTTCTTAGAGAGTATACTATGGACACTAGACTTATGGAAAAAATAGACACAATAAAAGATGAAATCTTTTTATTGGAGGAGACTATATTTGATAACGCCGACGCGTTAGACCCTAAAAAACTTTATACAATAAAAAAGAAGTTAATAAAACTTAAGATAAAGTATTCAGATAATTCTGATATAAGTAACCTATTTGATATTTTTGAAAACTTAGAATCAACCTATGAGAGAATGCAAGACGAAAAAATGAATAAGCGCCTTAACATTCTCACCATATGGTCAACTCTGTTCCTCCCCCTTTCTTTTTATACAGGTCTTTGGGGTATGAATTTTACAGACATTCCATTCTTGAATGACAAGTATGGTTTTTGGATTTTTGTAACATTCACGATTGTAACCTGTGGTGGTCTTTGGTTTTATTTCAAAAAGAAGAACTGGGTTTGATTATTTCTCGTAGTGTTCCACAAGTGTGTTCCAACTCCAAACCGCTCCTGATGCCAACAAACCATCAAAAAACCAACTATACCAAATTGGTGTTTCAAATATAATATTTGTTGGTGAATAAAAAACCAACCCCAAGAAGAATCCAACCCAAGTTGATGTACACATAATACAACTCAACAATTCAGTTAGAAACTTACCAATTGAATTGAATGGTGCGAATTCTGATTCACCCCACATTCTAATTAATTCTCTAGGTCCTTCAAACAGTGCACTATACACTAAAATGTTTGATAAACCGTAGGCTAAAATAACCCATACTAAAAATGATAATATACTCATAATTTTTTATCTAAATTTGAACCTCTTAGGTACACAGCTCCAATATTCTCATTATGTTTTTGAACTTCGAGTAGTGACTTCTGTAAGTTATCAATTAATTTATTTTTGTCAATAATTTCTTGTCTTTGTTTTTGTACTGTTTCTTGTAAAGCTTTTAGCTTTGTGTCATCAACTGTTGTCTTTTCTATAACAGTTGGTGGTTTGTTTTCCAATTCATCTATCTTTCGTATATAATCGGATATTTGCGTATCATACCGTGATACTTCT